AAAGAGTATTTTTTATTGCTATGCGAAAAGACATTGCAAAACCATTTCTTAAACCTGTAGACCTGTTTACAATTGCACCTTATTTAGATTTAGAATTTAATGAAAGCGAAATACCATTTTTGGAAATTGAAGATTTTGATGCTGATGTTGGAGAATCAAAAGTTTATCCATCAGTAAGAAATCTTTACCCTTATGTAAAAGAAGGTAGAGATTTTTCAGATGCTCACGAAAAAGGTAGTTTTTTTTCTTATCACAAAGTTGATAGAAATAAACCATTGCAAACGATAACAGCAAATACTAAAGGAGGATGCGGATACCATTACGAAAAAATAAGGACTTTAACAAAAACAGAATTAAAATTAGGTGGTAGTTATCCGCAAGATTATAATTTTCTTGTAAATAAAGTTAAATACATAGTTGGCATGAGCGTTCCCCCGGTGATGATGGCACAAATCGTTAAAAGAATCTATGATCAATGGATTTCAAAACTATAATAATTCTTTCCCTTTTGTATTGACAATGCGAATACATAAGCATATAGTAAAGGTATAAGGTTAATCGCTTTGGTTGACCAAAATTTAAAGGGGAATACAATGACCGAAATCGAAATCAGAAACCAAGAAAAATCTAATCAAGTTGCTGAAGAAATATTAAACCAATTAGGCGGGAATCGTAAACTATCTGCAATGATTGCAATGCACAATCTTTATTTTAGTACAGATTCTTTAACCCAAGGGTTCTTACAGTTTGATTTTAAAGGGTGTAGAATTGCTTCCAAGGTTAGAATCTTCTTGGAATACAATGATACTTATACTTTGAAATTTTACAGCAAATCAGGCATTGAAAAGCATACAATACAAGGTGTTTACAATGATATGCTAATTGAAGTGTTCCAGAACCATACAAAGCTTTATCTAAGTTTGTAAAAGCTAAATAAAAAAATTAGGAGAGGGGTTTTCCCTCTCCTTTTTTTATAGCTTTATCTTTCCAAACTTTTCTTCTTCCTGATCAATTTCAGCTTGTGCAAATGATTCTGCAATAGCAAGGTAACTTGCAGCATCTTCAATAGAATCCAGATGAACCCCATTAGCTAACCTTGCTAGCTTTAAATGAACCATCATAATAGCAACTTCATAGGGCGAAATCTCCCGCTTTAGAAAGATACTCCAACTTCTAGCAATACGATCAAAATTCACTTCAGGGTCATCGTAATGGATAGATCGAGATTGCATAGTCTCAACACATTTTGCAAAAAATACTTGGTAATTTATTGATGATTGCATTTTAAAAACTCCTTTTATATTTGTTTTTCATCAAGGGATTTTACAAGGGTTATTGCTTCCTGAATTCTTTTCAGTTTTCTTTCAATGTTCTTTTCTTCCCTTACCTTAAACCTTTTTGCCTTTTCAATTACCTGATCAATAGGTATTAACCAAGTTGTTCTAGTTTTCTCAGTTATCTTTTTGATTCTCATTTCCATTTCATCAGACAATACACCAGCATCTTTCAGGATATCTTTAGCAAATTCAAAATCATTCATGTTAACGCAATCAGTATAAATTAGCTTGTTAATGCTATTCATAACACTTGTTGCAGATTCACCAGTAATAATTCTAGCTTCAGCACTAGAAACATAAACCAATCCATTAATCTTGCAAGCCATTTTTATCCCCTTTATTAGTTGTTAAACAGTTCAAAAGTTCATTCAATTTCTTATTCTGTTTTGCGTGAATTTGCAGAACAGGATAAAAACTCATTAACATAGTAATCTTTTCGTTTAGTTTTTTTGACCAAAAGAACCCATTGCTTTCAACAGCGTTTGCAGTTGCAGAAACACCAGCATTTAAAGAATCTTCTGCATTTTTACTATTCATCAGACCGGGAAACATTCGTTCAAAATGTTCTGCCATAAATTCCAAATCATTACTTATTTTTTGTGCGTTTAGTTTGTACTCCTTTTTACCTGTTACTTCTATTTTGCTTTTGATACACCATTCCATGACATTCATTGTTACAACAATGTTTATGATTGATTCAGGATTCTTTTTAACAGGAATTAATTCAGAATCCCATTTCAACGCTAGCAAAGAAATAGCTTCGTTACAGGTCGAAAACAATTCTTCAGGCATGATTTCATAACCTGTATATTCTCTGATCAAGAAACAACTTCTACGGGTTGTTAATTGAATTGCTTCCAGTTGTGAAATCTTTTCATTCATAGGAAACATTATACAAAAACATCTCCAAATTTTGTCATATCAATTTCAACATAAGATTCAAAATCCTTAGAAACTTTTTCGCCTAATGCAATGGTTATCGATTTAACATAATCACAATTATCATCTTCCAAATAACCACAACTTGTCAACTGATCAAGAATTGGTTTAACCCTATTATCTAAATCGCATTTTCTCCACTTCTTACCCGGTCTAACAATGATCGTAATCGCAACAGGGTAGTTTGGGCAAAACACTTTACCCTTGCCAATAGGTTTATTTTCTTCTTTCCATTCACGATATTTTGCAGATAGAATTGTTCTTCCGTTTACATTTCGCCAACAGCTATTAGCTGAAGGAGGCAATGTAAACAATATTGTTGCACCCCAATTATTAGCCATAATTTCCCTTTTTATAATAAAGATGGCAATGTGTGTTACTAATTAGATTCGGTAAAATCTAATGCCTTTTTAGGGTTTGCAACAAGCTTACCCGTATAGCCATTGCCACCAGCTTCTTTCCTGATGTATCTCCGCATCAGGAATGATTTAACTAATATCATCATTTCCATCAAATCTTTCTTGACGGGCTTTTAACTTCCAAAATTCTATATCATGTTCAAAATCAGCAAACCAAAAATCATTATTGTAATTAAATTCCATATATCCTTCATGCCAATTTAACTCCATGCTATAACCCATATATTTAAATGCGTTATTTTCTGTAAATGTTCCACATTCAGATTTTGAAAAATCACAATACTCGCAATAATAACTAAATTCTAAAGTATTAAATCTTCTATCATGTTTGCCATAAACAATACGATAAGTTGATTGGTATTCATCACCATTATTTAAACAAATAAGTTTGCATCTAGGGCATAAAGTGTTTACAACATCAACTGGATCTCCATTTAATTGAAAAATGTGTTTAATATTGTTAAATTCTTCAACTTTCAAACATGGTTTAGATCCTCTTGGTTTTATTTCATAATAATAATCTTCTCCTGTTATATGGCCCTTAACAAAAAAATCTGGAAGATACCATGTACCGCTTGGAAGTTGAAACCCTTCTGGTTCATATGTCCAATCTAAACCCATTCCTTCAAAAAATACTGCCCAACGAGCTTCAAGCCTTGAACGAAACTTGTAACCTTTATATTTAGTTTCAATTGGTTTTAAATTATTTTTGTTCATTTTGTTTATCTCCAAGACCAAGCTGGGGCAGTAATTTTAGGAACAATACCATAATGAACAGGTTGAAATACTCCGGTTCTATGGGATTCAATGAATTTCCTAATCGTTTCAAATACCTGATTTTCAGACCGATCAATATCAGCATTATCAAATTGCACTACCATTGAAGTTGGATACTCTCCTTTATCACAAACAATATGATAGCAATCCCTGATAGGTATTTGCATAGATCGTAAGCAAAAGCGATATAAAGCCAATTGCCGAAAATAACCGTTAAAAACGCAATCTTTACCCCAATCAAAAACATCATAACTTGCAGTTGTTTTAAGATCCAAAACCCAATTATTTTCAGGGCAATAAGCATCACAAATAAACTTAACTAATATTGGTTCAGCATCAAAAACAACTTCTGTTAAAATTTCTTGTTCTTTAACAATCGTTGGACAATTCAAAAAATAGCTCGAAGCTGAATTTTCCTGAATAGCTGCTATCATTCTGTTTGCTTGTGCAACATCATCATGGGTAATAATTAATGTTTCAGGTTTCAATGTCTTTTGAAATTCTTCAAAAGCTTCTTTACCCGCTTTAGTTCTTTTATCAACCATTGGACTAACTGCAAACTTTTCTTCAACGGTTGCAGGTTCTAACAGCATTGAATGAACTAAACTTCCTAACATCATTGCAGGAGATGAAGTTCTTTCAACAACTTTATCGATGTAGGTTTTTTTATACAGCATTGGGTTTTTTCTAAACATTTCTAATCGTGAATGTGATATGTACTCAATTGGATAAATCATTTTGCAATTCCTTTTCAAGTTTAAAATAGTTTTCAAGAATTTCCAGCGTTTGACCGTTCATAGTTCTGTTCTTAGCTAATGCAAGGTACTGAATCTTTGTTTTCAAGTCTGAACCCAACCTGAAAATAATCCAAAGTTTTTCCCTTTCACCTTTTTTCGTTCCTCTTTTTTTCGCCATGTTGTTACCTCCTTTTGGCTACAAAAAAATTATAACAATAACAGTTGTGATTGTAATACCAGTTCCAAAAATATTATTTATTCTAATTTTGTCTAATTGCTATTGCATTTCATTTTAATGGTTCTTATACTACGAATGTGAGATGTGGGAGTATGGAAAAGGAATTCTTCATGATATCTAGAAATGAAGCATTAAAACCTACAAACCTACAACCGGGTTCAGAAGAAAAAAAGCTTCTGATGGTTGCCAGAAGTTTTTACGGTTTACCAATTTTTCATCCTAGAGATCTAAAGCACGAATTTCATTCATGCGATAATACTGGAGATAAAAATAATAACGCTAAAATGTCAATCGACATTAGCGAATACACCCATATTGATGAACATTGACCATCGGTTACTAGGATCGTTTCCTAGGATCATAGACATATCACACCGTTGGTCAATTTTTTTACTTTTTTTAAAGGGGTTTATTATGTCATTGGTTGAATTAAATAGGCTGAACAATATCTCGATTTTTGAAGATAATTTTGAATTGATTCTGGATTTTAATTTCGAGATGTTAAAGCCATTTCTTGATATAGGAATGGAAAAAATTCAAACGGGTCAAGAGGAGCTTATTGAAAGTTCATCGTTTAGCGTTGATCAAATTATGGGAGAAAATCAGGATGATGACATTATTGAGATCAAAGGATTTGTTAACATTTTAGGAACTCATACAAGATTTGTTGTTTCTGTAACTCAAGAGAAATTTAATGAGATTTTAACTCTTGGAGTGCAAAATTTCTACGGTGAAAACCATGAAATGAAATTACACCGTGGTTATTGGACTGCACAAGCGTTTGATTTAAAATTTAAAATCTTTAACCTTTAGGAGAAAAAGCATGAATATTACAAAACCTACTAGTTTTGGGCCGAATAATAAACCCAAAGCGGTTTTGTTTGGGCCTGAAGGTTCAGGTAAATCAACATTAGGAAGTAAGCTTGAGAAACCTTTATTTTTAAATGTTGAGGATGGGATTTCAGGAATTGATGTTGATGCAATTCGCATTAATACATGGACTGAATTTGTATCAACCATTAAAGAAATTCTAAAGGAAATTTCAGGATCAAAAACATTTGATTACAAAAATATTGTAATTGATTCCTTAACAGCTTTAGAAAGGTTATTGCATCAACACATATGCACCCAAAGCAATTCAAGTTCCATTGTTCTAGCTTGTGGCGGGTATGGTAAAGGGCTTGTTGAAGCTTCAACCCAAATGAGTTTAGCAATCAATTCCCTATGCAGTAAAAAAGATTTGGGTGTTTGGTTCTTAGCTCATTCAACCATCAAAAATGTTAACGACCCTACCCGTGGAGAGTATGCAGCTTTTCAGGTAAGGGGAGATAAATCATTAACTGAATGGGCTACCAGTTGGGCCGATTTAATTGGGTTTATTGAAATCGATTTGTTGATTGATGAAGATGGTAAATCAGTTATTAAAAGGGAAGGAGACAATGTAAAGCGAACAGTAACTGTTACTCCTAGAGGCGGGTTAACCGCAAAATCTAGGATACCGGGTATCTCTGGTGTAATGTCTGTTGATGTGTTTGTTTCTAAGATCAATTCTATTTTTTCTGCTAAGAAGGAGAATGTATAATGTCTGTTGAAAATTACGATGCTTTTGGGAATGGTTCAGATGATTTTGAAATTTTTGGTGCTGAAGAAGCTAAGGAAATTTTAAAGCTTGATATACTTGCAGCGGGTGATTATCCAATAACAATAATTAAAGCTGAAATGCGATCTAAAGAATCTTCAAAATGGATTGCGTTAACTGTTAAAATTGAAGATCCGCATGAAATGTCTGGAAGGGTTAAAACCTTTTCGATGTATATTCAGGGAGGCCATGCAAACCCCAAGGTGTGCAACATTCACGCAAAGATTCGACAATCTTTAGATAGAGCGTTGCATTTAGATAGGTTAACCTTGCAATCAATCATAGGCCAATCTTGCATGGTTAAAATAAAGAACAGCGAAAAAGATGGAAATGTTTACGAAAACATTGATAAATTCTTTTCGGTTTAGTTTTTAGTTTTAGGGGGGGGAATGAAAATTCCTTCCCTTTTTTTCTGAGGTTATTCATGGATGAATTGTTATTTTCCCCTGATGAATGCAAACCAATTCCCAAGGGTGTTTATACTGCTAGGGTTCTAAAAGCGGAAATCAAAACATCAAAAGCTGGCAACAAATATATTTCTTGTGATGTTCAAATTATTCAAGGAACTTCCCAAGGAAAATTAGTTGATTGCAATTTTCATCTTTGGTCAAATGATTCTAAATTCCGTTCTGATTCAAGAAGAAAATTTGCAAGGCTTGTTTCCTGTTGTGGCATTCAAACAGAGATCAAGGTTAATGATCTATCAGTTATTGTTGATAAACCCTTCCTTGTTGATATCGGAGAACAAGAAGATAATTTTGGGAATGTGAATTGCATCAATGGATTCAATAAGTTGAGGGGGAAGTAATGCTTAGAAGATACCAGCAAGATTCAGTAGATGCTTTATTTCAGT